ATGAGCCCCTCCAAGACGCGACGCCGCGACGCCGGTTCCGGCGGTCTCTACCAGGACTCCCGCGGCCTCTGGACAGCCGTCGTCGAGCTCCCCGCCGTCGGCGACGAACGGCGACGGAAGGTCATCCGGTCCAAGGACAAGGCCGTCGCCGCGCGCAAGCTCAAGGAGGTCCGCGCCGAGCTCGACCGCGCCGGCGACCTCGCGACGTCATCGCCCACGGTGGCGGTGTGGATGCGGACCTGGCTCGACCGCATCGCGCGGCCCCGGCTCAAGCCGCGCACCTTCGAGACCTACGAGGGCTACGTCGACCGGTACATCGTCCCCGCGATCGGCAAGATCCGGCTCGACAAGCTCACCACCGCGCACGTCCGCAAGGTCCACGAGCAGGTGACCGTGGTCTCCGGCCTCTCGTCGACGACCGCGCTGCAGGCCCACCGCATCCTCGCGAAGTCCCTCACCGACGCCATGCGCGAGGGGCGCGTCTCCCGGAACGTCGCCACCCTCACCGACGCCCCCCGCAAGGCCGTCAGCACCCGCGGCGCGCTCGTGTCCGACCACGCCCGGGCGCTCCTCGTGTCCGTCGCCAACGACGAGACCGCCGCTGCGCAGTGGTCCATCGCGCTCCTCACCGGCATGCGCCAGGGCGAGCGGCTCGGCCTGACGCGCGACGCGATCGACCTCGACGCGGGTGTCATCACCGTGTCCTGGCAGCTGCAGCGGCTCCGGTGGGAGCACGGCTGCGGGGCGCGCCGTTCGGACCGGACCTGGCCGTGCGGGAAGTCGCGGGGAGGCTCGTGCCCCGACCGGCACCTCGACGTCCCCGCCGGGCAGGAGGCGAAGCGCGTCTACGGCGGCCTGTGGCTCACGCGTCCGAAGTCTCGCGCCGGCTGGCGTGAGGTCCCGATGCCGCCGCTGCTCGCCGAGGTCATGACCCGGTACCTCGCCTCCCACCAGCCCGGCGACGAGGGGCTCATCTTCGTCCGCACCGACCGGCACCCGATCGACCCTCGCGACGACTCGGCCGCCTGGGACCGGGCACTGCGTGACGCGGGCCTTCCCGACGTCGTCTTGCACTCGGCCCGGCACACGACCGCGACACTGCTGCTCGAGCTTGGCGTCCCGGAGAAGGTGCGGGTGCAGATCATGGGGCACTCGTCGGCGACGACCACTGCTGGCTACACGCACGTTGCGGACCCGCTCATGCGCGACGCGCTCGGCCGTCTCGGGACGCTGCTCGCACCGCAGATCGAAGGGCCGTGACAATGAGGAGGCAGCGACCCGCGATAGTCATCCAGTGCATCGAAGCTCAGCCCTCTCCGCGCCGGCCAAGGATCGACCCCAATGAGTACAGGCGCATGGTGGCCCGGGTGCTCGCGATGCTGAGGTCGAATCCGACTACGACGAGGCGTGGCGCCTTTAGCGCCTCCGCACGTCTTCGACGGGCAGCCACACGGCTCCTGTCATCACGCGTGCGTCGGCGATGCGGACACGGATCAGGTGGCGATCCCACTCGACAGCGACCGTGTCCAGCAGCTCCACCCCCGTCTCCCAGCGCAACGCCACCGTGACCGGAATCGGGGCCTCGACGTCACGATGCTTCCCGGGCGGCACAGGGCGGGCGTTCAGCAGCGGCACCGTCGACAGCACCCGCGACTGGCCTCCAGGGACGTTGCCGAGTAGGGACCGGTCAGGCATGAGGTCATCGTCGCACCGTCCGCCCACAGTTCACGCCTGCTCTACTCGGTCGGCGTCGTCTGGTACGCGTCCACCACACCCAGGTCGGTATCGAGGGTCTGCACGAGCTCGAACCTTGGGGTCAGCACGTCTGTGCAGGAGGGTGTAGCGACGATCCCAAGGCGCTCGGCGTCGGGCTGGTCTCGCATGGTGTCGTCCGGCGTGCACAGCAGGACGGGGGCGCCAGGGCCGTGTTGCTGGATGATCGCCGCGTCAGCGTAGGGCGGGAGCAGCAGGTACACATCCCCATACCGTCCGGTGCGGTCGACGAGCACGAGCGTCCTCCCGCGTTCGACCTCCGCACGAGCCTGCGCTGCCTGCTCGATCAATTCCTTCTGCGCGCCTGCGAAGTGGCCCCAGGTCGAGTACCCGTTTACCGCCGCGGCGGCGCACACAACTACGGCGACCGCGGCAAGCGTCCAGTCCGCGCGGGCAGGGACCCTAGTGCGGGCCAGCGCGCAGGCCAACACCACGAAGATGGTTAGCCCAGTGGGCAGGGCCACGCGCTCCGGGTCGTTGAGGTGAGCGGGCTGCGCGGCGTAGATCAGTGCCGTGAACGGAGCCGCGAGGAGGCCGACCAGATGCAGGAGTGCGTCACGCGGCGGCAGAGCCCGTCGCGCAGCAAGCGCGACGATGAGCGTAGCGACCAGCCCGCCAAAGATGACTGTCGCCTCTGCTTCCCGAAGCAGGGTTCTCGCGACCGCGCGCACCGACGCGCCGAGGTCGACGCCCCCGCTCATCAGTTGCTCCTCGTACGAGCTCTCACTGATCCGGGGCACGATGAGGGCTGACCACGATAGGACCGCGATGACCGTGGCGGTAGCCGCGCCGACCGTCACAAGGGATCGGGCCGCGTCGAACGCGGCCCGAGCAGACAGTAGGACGGCAGCCATGAGCACGGGGCCAGCCGGGGCCTGGTAGCAGAGGAGCCCGGCTGCGGGCCCTCCTACCATCCCGACGATCCACCACCTCGAGCCGCCAGCCAGGTAGCGCGTTGCGGCGGCGAACCACACGGCGACACCCAGAACCGCGACCTGAGCGGACAGGAACCGCAGGATGCCGCCGGCCATCCACCACGGGTGCAGCGCAACCAGCAACCCGAGTGACCATCGCAGCCAAGGGGACGCGAGAACGGGCCGCAGCCCCCACCCGATCGCAGCGAACTGACTGAGCGCCACGAACGCCAGCACGAGGTACATCCCGACGAACCCACCACCAGACAGCGACAGGCCGAGGTAGTGCGGCACCAAGTGCAGCGGGCGCCCCATGGTGCCGTCCAGTAGTGCAGGGAACCCCGCCCATCCCTGGTTGTCCCAAGCGAGCGCGAGTCCCCACTCTTCGAGGATCCCGCCCTGCCAGGGGCGGAAGTGGGCGAAGAACACGACGAGCGCGGCCCCGGCGAGTAGCGCTGGCGCGACGATGCGCCGGGACGAGTTGGCAGGGGAGGCAGGCACGCTAGAAACCTAACGCGTCGAGCCGCCATCGGAACGCACGAAACGGCCCCACCCGGCCGAAGCCAGGTGGGGCCGTCCGTGCGGGACTGTTCAGGTCTCGCGGTTGGTTCCGATGGTTCCTGGTGCCACGCCGGTCCTGGGGGCGACGGCGTTGCCGATCGTCATGTTCCCGTTGTAGATGACCGTGTTCACCGCGAAGTTGAACCCGTACGCCTGAGACGTCGAGCCGGCGATGTTGCCCGAGATGTTGCCGATGACGTTGGCCGTGCCGTTCTGGATGTCCAGACCGATCCGGCGCCCGGAAGCTGTCGCGAGCCCGTTGGAGTCGAAGTGGTTCCCTGAGAACAGCATCTGGTTGCCCGCGGAGGACACCCCGCTGTAGGAGTTCTGCACGAAGTAGCAACCGGACACGAGGCCGGCTGTCGTGTTCCCTGACACGACCATCCCGTAGCCGATGTTGCTCTTCGGCACCGGGCCGGTACTCCATCCTGCCTCGGCAAAGATCCCCGGCCCGGTCGGGTCGGTCCCGCAGAGTTCGAAGTACGTGTTGGTGATCTGGTGCGTGCCGCCGAACGTGTCCAGGTAAAGCTCGTCGTTGCCGTCGCCGCCGAAGAAGCAATCGGAGATGCGGACCGCCGCAATGCCGTCTGCGGAACTCGGTGCGGCCACGATCACCCCGCGCCCGACGTTGGCGTAGGTGTAGCACTGGACGAGCTTGCCGAACGCGCAACTACCCTTGCCGACGGCCGAGACGACGCGGAACCCGTCGCCGCCGTTGCCCTGAGATAGGACGTTGAGGAGGTACCACTGCAGCGGGTTGTACGACGATGCCTGGTTGGTGATGAGCACGCCGTGCGAGAAGTTCCACTCCACGACCGTGTTGGTGAGGTTTCCCAGCGAGCACCCGCCGAGTCGAACCCCGATGCCATGCTTGCGGATCCGGAGGTCATCGAGCATCGCGCCGCCGGACGTGATCCCGAAGTCGATGCCGTACCCGACATCGCTCGTCGGCTGCACCTCCTTGGTGATCGTCATACCGAGCAGCGCACAGTCGGGGCCGCCCGTGAACTTCACCGACGTGAGCGTCGGGTTGGTCGACGTCAGAGTCGTCGCGTTCGAACCGGACCCGATGAGCTTCTGCGGGCCGTACAGGTTGATCGTCCTGGCGATGTGGAACTTCCCCGGCGGCAGGCGCACCACCCGCGACTGAGACAGGGCCAGGTCGATGATGTCGGAGTTCACAGCGGCGTCGGACGGGCTGGTGGACAAGACTCCCCATAGCCCGATGTACGACGAGTCGTCGACGGGCTGGTAGGGGCCGTAGATCTGGTCCGTTACCTGCCGGCTCTGGGACGTGGCGCTCTGGAACAGGGCAGCGATCTGGTCGTCCACGGGTGCGCCGGCCTGCTCCGCGTACTGCTGCGCGAGCGCGGCGGCGGCCTCGGCCTCGGTGGCGTTCTGGTACGCGCCGCTGAAAGCCGTGTTGAGGGTGTTCGCGTTCAGCGGCGTGGTGGTGTTCGGGAGATCCTTGAATACCACGGGGGGCTCAGTCGCCACCAGTCCTCCTCAGTCGTTGTCTGCGCACGCCTGGGCCGCCGCCAGGGAAGGCCAGCGGCGGCCGCAGGACGTGCACTCGTACCAGGGGTTGCTCACTCCGGGTCGGCCGCGGTGTAGCCGAGGGTCGACCCGGTCTCCGCGACGGATGCGGGGCCGGCGACGATCCGGCCGTCCGGCTCGACGATCTGCGCGACCTTCACGTCCGGGGTGGCCTTCCTGCGGGCGAGCATGGTGGTGACGGCCTCGACCGCGACGTAGAACGCCGCGATCACGCCGACCGCCCACGGCTCGATGCCGTCGGGGAGGTTCAGGCCGAATCCGGCGAGGACCGCGCCGGCGAGCAGGAGGACAGCGCGGACGGCGGCCTGCACGGCGACGGGCTCGAGGGTCAGGATCCGCTTCCACCAGGACGTGCCAGTGTCGGGGGTCAGGGCGTGGGTCATTGGTGTCCTCCTCAGGTCAGGCGGGGGTGAGGCCCTCGAGGAGCCGGTACTGCTTCTCGTGGCGGCGGATGACCATGTAGAGGTTCCGGACGGTCATGGTCTGGCCGTCCGACAGGGTGATATTCGTGTCGAGGAGCGCGTTCACGGCGTTGGCCTCGCGGCGGGCCTTGTCGAGCTGGAACTCGTCGGCCCGGAGGACGGACAGGACTGCCTCGTGGCACATCTGCTTGACCTTGCCCAGGTCGGTGGGGTCGAGGACTGGCATCAGGCGACCCATCCCTTCGGTGCGTTCTGGTTGATGACGGCATCGCGCGCCGAGCGTGAACCGAGCGCGGCGAAGTCACGGAAGACCTGCTCGCCCTGCAGGTTCTGGTCGACCTGCTTCCAAGTCGTCTCCCCGGCGGCGACTGCGCCGATGTACTCGGCCGCGGCTGCCGGCGTGGGGAGCTTCCCCGTGCGGCGCAGGTAGATGGCGATGATCTGGTCCATCGGGTTCTCGTCCTCCTCGGGTTTCGGGGTGATGGGGCTCGGGGGCAGGACGGGCCGCTCAGCGGTCGGGGCGGCCCCCCAGTTCGCGTGACCGGAAGACACGAGCTCGGGGGACAACAGGTCGACCCAGTGCCAGGGTTCGTTGACGCTGCGGCCTTCGGCGTTCGACCAGCCGAGCGGGATGAACACCGACCCGAACTGCGCGTAGCGGCGACCGGCGAACCCGCCGAGGTCGCGCACGTCGACCGCGCGCGCCTTCCCGTGGTTCGAGGTGCCTGGCACCGCGGCCGCGGCAGCGAGTTGCCCGTCGGACCGTCGGTACCGGAGGCGGACGTACCGCACGCCGTTCCACCAGCGCACGTCACCCCAGTGACCGCCGCCGGTCTTCGCCGGGGCGTACCGGTCGAGGAACGTGGTGATCTGCAGCGCGAGCACGCGGTACGCGTCGCCCGGGCCGGACGGTGCCGGGCGCCAGCCGTAGCGGCGGTGGACCTCGGCGCAGCCGCGCTCCCAGGACGCGGCGGGCCCCGCGAGCAAATGTGCCCCGGCGCGGCCGCTGATCGGGACCAGCGCGGACTCGGGGATCTGACCGTTCGGGTAGTTCACGGAACGACCTCCGGTCTGGGGGGGACCCTGCACGGACCCTCGACTGGGATGCCCGTGATGGGGTCGTCGGTGTAGTAGATGAGCCAACGCCCGTCCATGCCGCACACGATGTGGTCGATGCCCCGACCCATAGGCCCGGGTGGGCCACTGGAGCCGGGAGGGCCAACCGGGCCCGTCTCGCCGGTGGGCCCGGTCGGCCCAGGAGGCCCCGCAGGACCGACCTCGCCTGCGGGGCCGGGGGTCCCCTCTGTGCCTGCCGAGCCACGTGCACCGTCCTTACCGGACGCGCCCGCACCGCCAGCAGCACCAGGCGGCCCAACCGGGCCAGGAGGTCCAGCCGGGCCCTGTCTCCCCGGCTCGCCCATGTCGCCCTTGGGGCCAGCGCGCCCCGCCGCGCCTGTCGCCCCGGTCGCGCCACGGGCGGGCTGCGTTTGCTCAGCGACGTCCTCCGGCTGTTCAGTCGACGGGTCAACGCCTTCCTGTGTCGCCTGGGCGTACAACTCGGCGTACTGGTCGAGCAGGCCGACGATCTGCCCGTCCCGCTCGTTGAGCTCGGCACGCAGGCTCTCATTCGTCCGCGACACCCAGATCACAACGGCGATCACGAGCGCGCCGGTGAGGCCCGTGATGATCCAAGTCAAGAGGAGAGTGGCATTCGGTCGCCGCATCCCGGTCAGCCCCCTAGCACCTTGATCAGAACAGAGCCGACGATGCCGAGGACGGCGACGGCCAGAGCCAAGTACGTCCGCTGACGGCCCTCTCGCTGCGCCTTTTCCTGCGCGGCGAGTTGGTCGGCAAGCGCGTCGAGCGCGTCGCGCGCCTCCTTCTTCGCGATGCTCACGGCGATGACCGACTCGCGTTCGACGCGGCGGACCTCACCGCCAAGATCGCTGTGAGCTGCGCGCGACTCACCGATCCACTCGGTCAGCTTCGTCTCGTGCTGTATGTGACGGCGCTCATTGCCTTCCTGCCACGCGGCGAACACTTGCTGCGTGACGACGTCCTTGAGGGCCTTCTGGATGTTCTCGATGCCTCGCATCAGCTCCCAGTTGCTCGGCTCCTGGCCGCCCGGCGAGTCCGGCATCAACTTCCCCCTGGGTCTTGACGGGTGTATTACACCCACCTCATGCTGGGTGTATGACACCCCGTCGGACATGGCCGCATCCCACCTGGCGCGGCGTATCGCGCCTGCTGGCGCTCGTCATCGTCACTGCCCTCTCTGGCACGCTCATCGGCCCCGTCATCGGAGGATCGTTCGGCTACACCTGGAGTTACGTCGGTGGCATCGCGGGACCCGCGGCGATGCTCGCGTTCGGCCTCTGGACGGCCGGGTGGATCCTCCGGTTCAAGGCGCTACCGTGACGCGGGTGAGCCCGAACCAGCCCAAGACGCCCGCGCGTCCCGTGCGCATCGACGATGAGACGTGGGCCAAAGTCGTCGCCGAGGCTGAGGAGCGCACGGCGGCGGGGGCAGAGGGCCGGGTCACCGCCTCGGACATCGTCCGCGAGGCAATCCGGGAACACCTCGACCGGCGGGCCTAGCGCATGAAAATCACGCTCGCCGAGGTCGAGATGCCCCGGTTGTTCGACGACGCAACCAGGTTGTAAGCGCCAGTCGAGATCGTGATGTTCCCGCCGTTGAGACCGGTCAGCGTGCGGGTGAAGGCAATCGACCCGGCGTTGCCGAGGATCACGTACTCCGCTCCGTGCGAACCGATGATATCCGTGCGGATTGCATAGGAGTCCGTGTTTGGGCCGACCATAGACGAGATTCCGACGACCAGTGCGCGCGAGTAACCGACGGGCACGCCAATCGTCACGGGGGCGTAGTTGGTCCAACCAGAGTTGCTGATGGGCTGAACCACGTAGTTGTTACCCACGTCGCTCGTGACCTGGTTGTTCACGAGCGCGTCGATGCGCGTCACCTGCGTTTGGAGCGCCGTTTGCTGTGCGCTGAGCGCGGCCTGCTGCGCGTTCAGGGTTGTGATCTGCGCCTGCAACGTCGCGTACACGTCCAGCCCGTTCAGCGCCAGATACGAACCTGTACCGTCACCGTCCGCACCCAACGACCACCCCGACGTACCCAGGTTCGCGCGGTTCGTTCCATCGAAGTCCAACGACGCGATCCGCCCCGGCAGCGCCCGCACCCCCGCCGTGCGCAGCAGGTTCTTCGTCGCCTCACGTGTCCGCTGAGCGACATCCTGAACGGCCCCCACGAGACGCCGAACACCATCCGGCTCCGACGCCGGGAACTGCTGCGGCGCCGGCGGGGACCACGCGTCACTCATCGGGCCTCCATCTGCGGTGCCAGCTCGAGGTCGACGAACTCACCGAGCCCGCCAGAGATGTTCAGCAGCCGCGACCGATGGAACCCCTCGGACAGCAGCAGCCCCAACAGCGGATGCGACTGAGGCACCCACACCTTCGCCCAGTCACCCGGGCGATACTGCCCGAGCTGCGCACCAGCCGGATTCCCGTTCGCGTCCGTAGGAGTCGCCAGAGCCGACATCTTCCACGTCTGCCAGGGCCGCAACGAAGCGGACAGGTTGCCCTCCGCCCAACGGTCGAGCGTCGCCTGCTCCTCGACCGTGGATCGCGAGTCGGCCCGCTCAAGCAGCGGGAACCCGACCGTGCGCAGGTCCAGAGCGCCGATCTGCCCAGCCGTGCGGCGGGACATCAGCAACGCCTCATCCGACCCGGCCCCCGTCACCCACGACTGCTGGGCCATCGCCGTCGCATCCCGCGACACAGACAGCCCGGACACGCCGCCCCGGGGAACGCGGCTGTCCCACACCCAGTCCGCGCCGTCCTGGTGCAGAAGCGGATCCGCGACCGTCCCCGAACGCATCACCCACTCCACGCCCATACGGTCCGCAGTCAGCCGCGGCTCAAAGGCGATATCCGGTCCGTTGATGACGTTCGACAGATCATCGATCCGCGACAGGACCGTCGCGAGGTCGCTGCCCCGGTAGGTGCGGGTCGTGCCAGGCGACGCCTCGTCCGCCTGGAACACGATCGGGAGCTCACCGCCCGACAGCGTCTCCGTGAGCTGCACCAGCCGCTTCGCGATGGTCCCGAGGGACCAGTTCGTCCACGTCTGCGCCCACTGCGCGTAGTTCGCGGTGATGTTCCCCATCACGTACCGGTGCTCGAACAGCGACCGCATGCCGCGCGCGGTTACCGTCAGAACTCCGCCGTACGGGTACTCCCAGCCCCAGATCGGGCCAGCCTCGATGACCGTGCCCCCCTCAAGCACAGCGAGGAAGCAACGGGCCGGCTCGATCGCGCTCAGGAACTCCGCCCGCAGCCCATCACCAGGCCGCCACACAGGTGTAGCAGCCTCCGGGAACGTCACGTCCGACGGGAACACGCCCGCGCTCGGGTACAGCCCCCCGACGAAGGACCGCTCAAGCGCACGGAACTCGTCCGCGTCCAGCGGGATGTCGACCGAGATATCTCCCGTGCCGCGGTGCTTCACCGACCACGAAGCGCCCGAGACGGGGATCTGCGTGATCCGCCGACCGGTTCGAACTTCGCCGACCAGGATGGACCGAGTCACTAGGCCCGCCCCTCAGCCCGCGTAGTAGGACGACGACACCTGGTGGTAGACGTACTGCCCATCGGTGCCAACGACCACCTGGCTCCCGCCAGCAAGCACAACCAGGCCGAGGGCGGTCTGGGTGTTGGCAGGCAAGAGGAACTTGTACCCGCCAGACACGCCCGTCGCAGCAGACAGGCCCTTGACCTTGCGGATCGAAGAACCGTCCTTCCACACCTGCACCTCGGCGCCACTACCCGCGGCGGCAGTCACCCCGAACACGCCCTCAACCACGCGCGGATACGCGACCGCCGGGATGACGACGTTCTGCGTAACTCCCGCCTGAGCGCCTGCGTTGATCGTCGTCGCCGAAGACAGCGCCGGGTCCAGGTGCATCAGGGTCGAGCCCTTAAGGGCCGATCGCCTAACCGTCTGCGCGATCGTGTTCCCCGCGCTGGCCGTGGATGTCGCCGAGGACTGCATCGTGTTCCGAGCGAGCTCGAGCGCTCCGGGCGGAATCGCAGGAGCCAGACCCGGCGTCCCAGGGTTACCCACCGCAACGGCCACCGTCGGCTGCGACGTCGTGTCCGAGTTCTCACCGTTCGACGGGTGGAACGCGTAGATGATGTCGACCCGCGACAGCCCCGAGCCCGGGGCGACCGGAACCGTCGTCCCTACGCCGCCCGAGCCGACCGTGATCGCGCCGTCGTTACCCCACAGGTGCACACCGTCGCCCGCGCCACGCGACGTTACCCACTGCGCCGCGCCCACCGAGTACGCCATGCCAGACGTGCCCGTCACCAACGGTGCAGCACCACCGGCGAGCACCCCAGGACCCGAGAACAGCCCAGCGAGATCCTTGCGGGTGTCGAGCGGCTCCGTACCCGTGTTGTCCGAGTCCAGACCCGCACCGATGCTCCTGAACAACGCCATCAGTCTCTCCTCATCACCAGAACGCGGGACGGACAGACGCCGTCAGAACAGCAGCCGAAGAAGCACCAAGCGGGATGAACGCGAACTCCGACGACCCGGCAGCCGGGATCGGCGCCCAGTCGCGCCACGTCAACAGGCCCCCCCGATCCGCAGACCCATCGATCACGGCCGTACCCGTAGCTGCATCCAGCACCAGGCTCGAACCGGCGGGCACGCCGCCCTCGAACCGCAGGCGCGCACCCGAACCAACCGTGACGATCTCGAAGCCGGCGGCAGACACAGGCCCATCCACGTTGAACTGAGGCCACGACGCCGCCGTCCCCGGATTCGCCAGCACCATCCGGCCCGTGTCCGAAGGGGGCCCGTAATCGAGCGCACCGACGTTCCCGCCCGCAAGGTTCGAGTACAGCGGGAAACGGAGCCCCCCAGCACGCCGTGGGAACGACGTGTACACACTCGACACCTGCCCGTACCGCAGGGGGTCCGGAGCCCAGAACTGCAGGGCGGCGCGGACGGCTCGCGAGCTCGGAGCCCAGGTAATCAGCGGCTGGCCGCCGATCCGGACCCGGGCCGATAGTTCGGCGCCCGATGGATCTCGGATGACGAGATCGTCGAACTCTCCATCAGCGAGGAGTGACGCCAACCAGCGCTGCGCCTGACCGGCCTGCCCAGGCGAATCAACCAGCACCGACACCGAGGCGTCGATCAGGCGCGATCCCCTCCACGCACGCAGGCCGAAAGAGCCATGCGCCTGGGGGTGGTCGCGGTCCTCGCCGCGCACGGGGGGGCCGTCGAACCAGCCGCCGAGCGATTCGAGGACCAGCCCTCCGGCCAGCGGGACGTCCGTGAACGTCTTCCCGCCGATGGTCAGGGAGATCACAGGCTCACCCCCACCAGAGCATTCGAGATGGCGCGTCCAGCCGAAGTCCCGATCTGCTCCTCCGACATGCCCGGCTGCGGGTAGACGTTCTGATTCACGAGCGGGCCGGCGTAGGTGTTCGCCTCCGAGAAGCCGCGCGCGGAGGCCCGGGAAGCGGTCGAGATCGACCCCCCGGCGCTGATCTCGTCCGTCACGCGGCCGAGCGTGGACCGCAGAGCGGGGATTTCCGCCTCGATGCCGTGGCGCAGGCCGTCCATGATCCAACCGCCGGCCGGGACCAGGAGCTTGAGGTCATACGCCTTCGGGCCCTTGTGGTCGGCGATCCACGAGCCGATGCCGCCGACGAAGTCCTTGACGTCCTCGAACCCCTTGGTGAGGCCGCGCAGGAACCCGGACAGGATGTTCTTGCCGGCGTCGAGCAGAAGGTCCTTGACGTTCCCGAGGGCGTCGAGGATCCGCCCTGGCACGCCGCGCACGAAGTCGACGACCGCGTTGAACCCGTTGACCGCGCCCTCCTTGATGGCTCCCCAGTGCTGGATGAGCAGCCCGGGCAGGGTCCAGTTGAGGAAGAAGCTCAGGATCCGGCCCGGGACCCCGCTGATCCACGACACGACGGCGTTCCACGCCGACTCGACGCCGGAGCGGATCGACGACCACAGCCCCGTGAAGTAGGAAGCGATCGCGTTCCACGCCGAGCTGATGCCCGACGTGATCGACGCCCACACCCCAGCGAGCCAGTCGACGATGCCGCCCCATACGTCCTTGAGCCACGCGACGACCGTGTCCCAGTTCGCGATGAGCAGGACCAGGCCAGCGATCAGAGCGGCGATCCCGACGATGATCCACGTCACCGGGGACGCCAGCATCGCGGAGTTCATCGCCCACTGCGCCGCGGCGGCGATCCCGAGCGCGACCGCGAGGACGCCGAGGCCGATCGCCACGGCCTTCACCGTGCCGGGGTTCTCGGCCATCCACTGGCCGAACGACTCGAGGTAGGGCATCACCTTCGACAGTGAGTCGCCTAGGGTCGCGAACACCGCGGAGCCGATGGGTTCGAGCGCGGCCTGCGCCTGGTTCTTGACGATCTGCCACTTCTCGGCGAAGTCCTGCGTCTCCTCGCCGACACCGAGGATTGTGTCGGAGGTCGCGCCGACCCCGCCAACGAGGTCGTCGAGGGCGACCGTCCCGGACTGGACGGCGCCGACGAACTGGTTCGCCGCCCGGGTGCCGAAGATGCCCGATGCCAGGTCGATCGCGCCGGCCGTGTCGCCCGAAGCGATGAGTCCCTCGATCTCCCCGGTGACGCGTCGGAACGCCTCCTGGGGCTCCTCGCCGTCCTTCGCGAGGGTGACGAGCCCCTTGCCCATGGCGGACAGGGTCGCCGTCGAGTCCAGACCGGCCTTGTCGAGCGTGCCGACCAGCGACGCGGTCTCCTCGAACGAGAACCCGAGGTTCTGCATCGCGGGCGCGTTCGCCTGCACCGAGGACGCCAGCTCGTTCATGCCGACGCCGGTCGCCTGGGAGATCTGGAACAGCGTGTCCATCGCCCCGGACACAGCGTCGCCCTCGATCTTGAACGCCGAGAACGCGGCCGTGGTCGTCGCGATGTCGACTTCCTGCCCGAGGATCCGCCCGGCCTCGAGGTACTGGGAAGCGACGGTCTGCAGGGTTTCCCCGGACAGGCCGAGGCGCGTGTTCAGGTCGGCGACGACCGGGCCGATCGCGTCGAACTGTGCCGGCACCGTCTTACCGACGTTCGTCGCAACGTCCACCAGCCCGTTGAGGGCATCGCCCTGAGCGCCGGTGCCCACGCGGATCGTGTCGGTCAGGTCATCGAAGGTGTTCCCGACCTCGTACAGGCCCTTGAACGCCCCGACGACGGCTGCGCCGACGCCGGCGGCCAGCAGCGCCTTGCCCCACGCGCCGCCGAACCGCTTGCCCGCGCCCTCGCCGGCCTGGTCGCCCGCCGACTCGGCGGCAGGGATGAGCAGGTTGGTGAGGTTCTTCTCCGCGCCCTGCATCGAGGGCACCAGGGAGATGTACCCGGTAACAAGCTCCACGGCACCGGCCACGGGCACACCTCCCTGGTGTCGTCATGCGGCCTCGGCGGCGGCGATCCACGCCTCGAGGTCCGCGATCGGCAACGGCTCCGCGCCGATGCGTTGGGTCTTGCTCTGCTTCCCCGGACGGGGCAGCGGCTTCGGGCGTGGCGCGCCCTTCTTGCCCTGGCGTTGCCAGTTCGCGACCGCGAGCTCGTCTACCGCGGCAGCGACAAGGTGGTCCGTCAGGCCCCACAGCGCGTCCTCTCCGTGCATCGCACGGGCGAGAGAGGATTCACGAGGGGCCTGCTTCACGATGACCAGCAGGTCCCGCCACGACAGGCGGCGCGTGCCGAGCCAATCGAGGCGCAACCCAAGGGCGATGAGGTCGTACTCGACGGCCTCCTGGTGCTCATCGAGGAGCGTCAGGAGGCGGGCGATTCCCCCGCCGTCACGCCCGAGTCGGACTGCCAGGCCTTGACGAAGTCGTTCAGCTCCTCGGACGTGAGCTGGTCGACCACGGCCAGCGCCTTCTCGTCCTTGAACGACTCGAGGGCGGTGAAGATCTGGTCAGCCTGCGAGGACCGACGCGTCGCGCGGATCACACCCGCCGGGACGTGCTTGAACTTCGGGATGACGATCTCGCCGTAGGGCGTCTTGTGGTGGAACTTCTCCATAGCCATGTTCGCGGAGACCTCTCGTGATGCGAGCGCGGAGACACAAGAAGGCACCCCGGCCGGGCCGGTCTCCGCGTGAGAACCCGGCCGGGGTGGTCAGAGGGGGGTCAGGCGGCGAACTTCCCATCGTCCGTGAAGATGTAGATGGACTCGCCGTTGGCGTCCGGGTAGCAGGCCAGCGACACCGGCAGCGGGATCGGGTTCTGCTTGTTGAACACCATCTCGTCGACGTTGGTCACCTGACCGTTGGGGACGACGATGCGGATCAGGCTGTTGCCGTCCTTCATCTTGAAGACCCAGGACTTCGCCTCGGGCAGGTGCGACCCGATGCGCACGGCGATCTGCTCGCCGTGGGTCGCGGTCGCCGGCGTGACGGTGACGTTCTCGTCGCCGAACGCGTTGCGCAGCGAGTCGACGTCCCACTGGATGTGCGACCACGCGATCGTTCCGTTGAACGACTCGAGGAGCCGGCGGACGACGGAGCCCGACCAGTCGACGATGTCGTTGGTCGAGTACTCGGGGGTCAGGGAGATGCCGTCCTGCGACACGTACCCGGAGCCGGTGAAGTCCTCGTGGATCGCGGTGCGCGCGTCTGCGGGGAGGGCCGTGCCGAGCGGTGCGGACAGGATCGCTCCGGTACCGACCTGATCCGGCGCACCGATCAGGACCTTGGTGGCATCCACTGCCATGATGTGTGCCCCTTCCAGGCGGTTTGCGGAGACCGTGGGAGGGTGAGGTCGGTCAGGAGACCGCGCCTCGTACCGCGACCTGGAAGATCGCGGAGTAGCGGTGCTGCTTCGGGTTCAGCGGGTCCGGGTTCAGGTACGGCCCGGAGATCTCCACGACCTCGTACACGCGATGCGTGCCCATCCACCCGTCGCGCTCGGCCGCACCCATGTGCGCCCTGACACCGCGGGCCAGGTCCAGCGCAGCGGACTCGCTCGCGCCTGCCCGGCAGTCGACAGACAGTGTCGCCATGTCGGTGACGAGGTCACGGGCCACACCCCCGGTGCGGACCACGGCCACGGAGCGAGCGGGAAACGTAGTGGGCGTCGTGCCGGCGAAAGCCGGGACACCGAGGGCGGCACCGAGGTAGGACCGCACCACATCTTCGACGTCCGGGAACGTGATGAGCTCAGCCACGGCCAGCGTCCAGTGCCTTGGTAAGGGACTTGTCTGTCGCCTCGGCCTTGCGAGCTTCGTACGTCTCGGTCCGAACGGACGCGCGGGCGCGGTGTGCACCCACCTGGGTGTTCACCTCGTTGCCGTCGCCGGCAGTCGCGGCGATGCGCTCAGCGCGCGCTCGAAGGTCTGCCTGCACCTCGGGGGACTTGCGGACCGCATCGAAGGCTGCGTAGTTGAATTCCAGGCGGACCTTCGTCGCCATGTCAGCCCTCCCAGTCGATGAGGTACAGCTGCAGGTGCGACAAGGCTCCCGTGGGGGACTTCCACCGCATCGGCTCGCCGTCGATCGCGTACCGGTGGCCCTCGTAATCCACGGCGTCCTGGGCGCGGAGGTCAGCACCGGGCGGCGCCCACACTGTCCACCGGATAATGACGTTCTGCCGGGCTGCGATGTCCTCGGTGGACGCACCCGGCTGCACCTCGCACCCGGGGACGACGAGCGTCGCGGCGGGGTTGTCGTAGTCGGGGACCTGCTTCCCGCGCTCCTCCACCCAAGACGGGCGGACCGCGGTGATCGCCTCGGACGCGAACGACGGGAGCATCACGCCCCCTTGGGCAGTCGGTACAGGTCCAGCACAGCGAGGTCCCGCTCGAGCAGGCTGATCCCGCCGGAAACGTTCGGGCCGGTCGAGGCCCACGAGATCGACACCTGCCCGGCCTGCTCACGCGTCGCACCCATCGGGGAAGCGATCGCGTTCGCCACGACCTGCTGGACGATCTGGGCCACGTCAGGCGCCTCGTCGAAGCCGTGCTGCACCGTCGCTCGGATGCCGCGAAACTTGCTGGTCCACCGGGAACCACGTCGGCGCACCATCCCACGGTCAGACCACTCAAGGTCCGCAGGCTGCACGTCACGGGTGTCATCAGCGAACGACACGACGTCGACGAGGTGCAGCGTGGGCAACAGCACCAGCGGCCCACCCGGCCCGTCGAGGACGAGCTCTTCTTGCAGCACGGGGGCGATGTGCCACCCGCAGTACCGGCGGACCGCGGCGGACGCGCCCTTGAGCAGCACGTCCAGCCGCGGATCCGCCGCCGAGACCTTTCCGCCAGTCCCGGCAGCGAACTCCTCCGCGGCGATGAAAGGGGGCAGCTGAAATGCGTCAGCCGCCGCGGGGACGATGAACGTAGCCACAGCCGCCCCCTCTCGTCACTTCTGGTCGGTGGCGGTTCGCGCCTTGTTCAGCGCGCTGACGCGCTGCTTCTGACCGGCCACCTCGGCCGCCTTGGCGGTGTCCGAGGTCAGGCCGAGGCGCTTCGCATCGTCGGCTCGGTACCGGACGCCGTTGACGACGACCATCTCGACGGCGCTCATGCTCACGCCGCCGTCAGGTCGGCCACGACGACCTCACGCGGGGCGTAGAACAGCTGGCGCCCACGCATCTCGGCCCGGACGTACACCATGTTCCGCTGGGCGTAGTCCTTGTGCTGGTTGAACGCCAGCACGTTGAGCGGCTCGAGCTGCAGGAAGTTCACCGAGTCGAACCGGCCCACGAGGGCCGTGCCGGCGGTGATCTTGTTCGACCGCACCAGGGGGATGCCCCAGGGCGTCGGGATCGGACCCTGCTGCAGGGGGTTGCCCAGCAGGTAGTGGCCGTCGGAACCCTTGAGGAGTCGCAGGTTCCAGATGTCGACCGGGTTCATCACGATCGCCTGGGCGTCGGAGTCGCTGTTGCTCGCCTGGTACTTCTCGAGCGCGCGCGCGAGGGTGACCACGACGTCGGTGTCGAATGCCTGGGCGAGGGTGCCCGTGGTGTTCATGATGCCGAGCGGCTCCGTGCCCGCGCCGGTGCCGTTGAACAGCTTCTGCTCGACCACCCCGAGGACGTGGCGCCGGACCCGGGACTCCATGAACGCCGCCAGGGCGCCGTCGTCCGCGAGGGTCTGGTTGGTGATGTCGAAGCCGTCGGCGTAGGTGAACGCCTTCGACTCCTGCTTGTCCGTGGTCACGTCGGACAGCGGCTTGAGCTGGCCCTCGGCGACAACCGCGGCGTTGTTGGTCTCCGCGACGATCTGCGCGTACTCGGAGTACGCGACGTTCGTCGTGCCGGTGGTGATGAGGTCGAGGAACGTGAGCGGCTCGTCGACCGGCAGGTAGTTCCGGTAGCCGGGCTCGCGCTCGGTGCGGATCTGACCCGTGGCGGAGTCGATCGTCGCCTTGCGGCCGATGCCGAGCTCGTTCACCCCGCCCAGGCCCTTGGCCTCGATGCGGATCGGGGTGCCGGAGTCGGTGCCGGTCGGGTGCGCCTTGCGGAAGGCCTTGAAACCGTCCGACTCGACGAACGCCCGCCCGATGTTGCCGGCCTTGGCGGGGGCCTCCGGGCCCGACTCGCCCTCGGGCACGTCGGCCGGGGCGTCGGCGAGGCCGGACACCAGAGCGTGCGCCTTCTGCGCCTTCTCAAGCTGCTCGCCGAGCTGCTTGAACTCGGCAGCCTTGGCCTCGATGTCGGTGGACTCCTCGGGGGTGAGGTCGCGGTCCTCGGCCTTGGCCGCGTCGACCGTCTTCTGCATGGCAGCCTTCAGGGCCGCCATCTGCGCCTTGAGATTCATCGTGTTGCCTCTCTCAGAGGGTGGTGATGGTGGCGACCGCGAGGGCACGTCGCGGAGCAGACGGCGCGACCGTGTCGGACTTGGCCCCGTCGGGCTCCTCGTCCGTGTTCGGCGGCGTGTCAGCCTGGCTCGGCTCTTCGGTCGGTCCCGCGGCGGGCGCCTCGGGAGTCTTGGGGGTGTCGCCCTTCTCGGGCTCGGCGGACTCGATCACCTCTGCGATCGAGTCGCGCGCCGCGACGAGGGCGGCGTAGTTCTTCTGCGACAGGACCCGACCTGCCTTCGCGCCGGCGGCGAGCCGCTGGGCCTTGACCGCGAGCAGTTCGGTCTCCTGGTTGACCCCCAGGAGGCACGGGCCGACCTCGTGCAGCTTCAGCTCGCGCAGCGCGTACACCTCGCGGCCCGCGACCGTCTCGAACCCGCCCTGGAGGATGTCGTAGGCGAACGAGAACTGCGTTACACGGCGACCCTTGAGCAGCCGGTACACCTGCGCGGCCTTGGGGTTGTCCTCGAGGTCGTCGATCTGGGCCCGGATCCACAGGCCCTCGGGTCGCTCTTCTGCTGCGAGCGCCCGGCCGAGGTGGGCGAACGGGTCCGCCCAGTCGTGGGACCAGATCACGGGCAGCGGGTCGCCCTTGGCTGACCACCGCTCGAGGTCCGCCTTGAACGCCCCTGGCATCACGACGTCGCCGTAGGAGTCCTCGTTGCCGAACACCGAGACGATCGCCTCGAACTGCCCGTCCTCGAGGCCGTCCTGTTCACCTACGGCCTTGACCGCGGCCCGGAAGTCCTTGGTGTGCATGCGCCCTCCTCCGGGCTCGTTCACGGGATGGTGATCTCGCTGATGCAGGAACAGCCCGCGACCTCGTCCACTCCGCCCGCGGAGTCACCCGGCCACGCCATCCCGTTCGAGTAGAGGTCGTCGATCCCGACCGTTTCCCCGTTCATGGACGCGTGGGACGGGCGAGGATTGCCGGATGTGACGACCCACGTCTTGGTGACACCGGGGCGCCCGAGCTGGCGGCCGACCTCCGTCGTCGCGAACGACGCCAGGGTGGTCGCGAGCGTGCGCCCGCCCTGGTCCGCCCGGGTCGACTCGGCGAGGTCAAACACGCCGGCCGGTGTCGACCCCTCCGCGCCCTCAGCCAGATCACCCGCCAGGGCGGAGCGGATCTGGTCCCGGGTCGTGGAGTTGATTGCCCCGGCGCGCGACTCGGCTACCGCCCGCAGGAACGCGCGCGTCCTAGCGACTGAGTACACGTCAGGGTCGACACCGAGGGCGTCGAGCGTCTCCGTCGCGATACCCTGCGAAACGGTCACGGCCAGCGCGTACAGGTCATCCGCGAGTTCACCGTTCCACCGATCCTCGTCCCACCACTCATCGACGGCCTTGCCGCCGATCGCCGACAGGACCGTCTTGCGCTGCCGCTTGAAGAACCGACGCAGCACCTCGCTCGAGGTGGCCTCGTCCTCCTCGCGCGCCTTCGCCTTCACCTTGAGCGGGGCGTCAGACGAAGCACGCGTCACCGACTTGGCGCCCCGGGCCGACAGGTTCTGCGACCCAGAGTCCCTCGGAGACGCCTGCCCGCCCGTCAGCACGTTCAGCGGGACCACGAGCTCGTCCGCGCCGTCAATCTCGGGCAGGTTCAGTCGCGACCGGGCCTCGCCGCGCGTCATGTACGGCGCGCCAGTCGCGGACTGCAGGTACTGCGCCTGGTCCTCGAACGCGCCGCGGAGCTTCGACTCGACGTTCGCCTCCACGTACAGCGATCGATCGCCGGCGAGCTCGGGGACGAGCTGTGCGTTGATGGCACCCTCCCACGCCGCGATGTACGGCCCCAGGGAGTCGCGGTACAGCATCTGCCGGAACTCGCGGACGTTCGAGTAGTTGCCCTGCTGTGCGCCGACCAGCTCCGGGGCGATGTGGTAAGCCGCGGCAACCTCGATCGCCGTCAGCCGTCGCCCTTCGAGGTCTTGGGTGTCCTGCGGCTTGAACGCATCCGCGCTGTGCAGCTTCATGCCGTCTTCGAGCAGCGGAACACCGCCCGCGTTCGGGCCGTCCCCGGTGAACGCGGCACGGAAGCCCGCTCCGAAGCGCTCCTTGGCCTCCGGGGACCAGGTGGCTCCGGCGGGTCGCTCGATCCACGCGGGGACGCGTGCCCCGTTGTTCCAGACCTGCCGGCGGTACGTGACCGCCTCGGCGGACTCCGCGAGGACGTCCGCAAGGGTCTCGAGCGGGGACAGGCCAGCCGACTTCGGCGCGTACCCGTGGTCGAACATCAGCAGGTCGAGGTCGAGTTTGCGCCACCCATCGACGTCGTCCGCCTGTCGGGTCAGTGCCTCGCCGACCCAGAACCACGCCCGGATCACGCGACCAAGCGCGTCAACGTCGAACTTCAGGCGCCAGGCCGGGACTCGAACCAGGCCCATGCCGCCGTCGTCGCGGGGCTCCATGATCACAGCCCACTTGTCGTACAGCAGGCCATCCGACAGCACCGCGTGCCAGAATCGGAACGGCGAGACCCGCGGCTCGGGCGACCCCAGGGTTCGCGAGAGGACGTGATCGGTCACGCGCCGGCGGTCGGAGTCGGACACGCGCTCGAACGTGTGCAGCGGGATCCCCGCGATGTTCCGCGCGCAGAAGTCCACGACCTTGCGCACGTTCGGCTGCGTCCGCCACACCGCCTCGACTCGCGCGCGGTGCAGCTCAGGCAGCGGCACTCCCGGGTCCGCGACTGGGATGCCAGCACCCATCCACGGCTCGTACGGCGCCGGGAGCACGCGCTGCGCAGCGTCGTAGGTGTCGAATGGGAACTCCGGGACCCGATCCATGCCCAGAAGGCGGCTGATGAAGCCCATGCACCCGCCCTCCAAGACGTCTGATCACAGGACGAAGATGTCTGCGTCCTCGTAGGCCGACCTAGTCGGTGCTTCCTCGCGCTGCAGCGCATGCCACAGGGCTCCCGTGACCGCCACGAGAGGAGCGATATCAGTCGGTGAACGCCGGCGATCCCACGCCATGCCGCCATCGGTCAGGACCCGCGGCACCGCAGTCGCCGCCGCCACATCGAGAACGGGCTGCGGCAGGTGGCACAGGCCCTCACGCCGCGGCTCAGCGCCGTCCACCTCCACGAGCGCCGAAGCGTTCACGAGGTCATACAGGCGGGCCGTCGCGTTCCCTAGGTCGGCACCGCCCCACCGCACGACCGACAAGCCCTCGACCTGCTCGAGCTCGTCGATCAGCGACGACGCCGGCGCCCCGCGCTCCTGCACCACAACCGTCATCGGGCCATCCGCAGACGCCCGGTCGCCAAACCAGCGCACCGGCCAATCCGTCCCAGCCCGCGACGCCACCACTTCGACGTGCGGGAGGCCGTCCTCGCGCATCCCCGCCACAGCGATGTGCGAATGCGTCCGGTCCGCTGACACGTCCAGGCAGAACGACAGGCGAGCGCCATCCGGGATCGACGACTCGGCGTCGATGCCGCGCTCCCACTGGCCCCGAGGGAACGGCCCAGAGTCGGCCGCGTCATCCCGCCACCAACCACACCGCTCCCGCGCGAACCCATCAGGTGAGAACCGCGCCCGCTCTCCCTCGATCACGTCGAACTGCAGCGCGTACGTCCCGTTCGAGCGCTTTAGGTTCAGGGCCGGGTTCGTCGCGAACCACACTCGCTTGTCGTTCAGGTTCACACTCCGGTCAGCGATCGACCACTCCGCCCACGCCAGACGCTTCGGCTTCTCACCCAGCGCCTCCGTGCGAACCCGCTTGAACACCTCACCGTTCGCGAACGGGCCCGGCGGAGTGCCCGCGAAGATCCACTGCGGGTTCCCAGACGGCGCCGAGGACGTCGTCGGCATCAGTGCCTCGAGGGCGTCCTCCGACAACTCCTGCGCCTCATCCATGACCAGCACGTCGACCGTGAACCCACGCCCAGAGTTCTTCGACCGCGCGACCAGCTCCACCGAGCCGCCGTTGTGGAGGAAGATCCCCTCCTGGCCATTCACGTTCCGGACCTCACGAACCAGCGCGTTCAGCTCCGGGAACTTCGCACCCGGATCCTCGGCCTTCGCCCCAAAGAAGTACTTCAGCCGGCGGAAGTGCTTCTGAGCCGTCTTCACCTCATGCGCCGTGTGCAGGATCTTCTCGGCGCGGCCCACCATGCCGAACAGCTCACGGATCTCAAGAACGCCGTTCTTGCCGTTCTGCCTCGGCACCGCCAGGCCGCACGTCAGCGCCGCCCACTTCCCACCGCGGTCCGCGAGCCAGTCATCAAGCACCAGGCGCTGCCACGGATCAGGCGCCATCCCGTAGTCCGCAGCCAGATCCGCCGCCAGATCGCCGTACGTCAGATCAGCCAGCGGCCGAACGTGAACCCGCGGCTCCTGATTGCCGCTCCCGGAGACGCCGTTCGAAGTCACTGAGACCAGTCTCCTTCGGCTCCTCCTGCTCACCACCACCGAGCTCATCGATCTGCTTCAGCACATCCGTCAGCAGCCGACCCAGCACCGCGTAGTTCTGATCCGACTCCGCGCCAGCCATCCGCGCGATCAGCCCCTCGCGAAGCTCCTCGAGGTCACTCAGGCGGCTCGCCATCGCGCACCTCCAAGGCGGGGGGTCCCCCGGGGGGGTATGGCCACTGCCGGCGGACTGTCCGCGCGGGGAGGGGGTGCCGTGATCGGGACGCCCCTACCCGCGCCGGGTCACCAGGTGCGGGACTGCAGGCCGATGTCGAAGTGTGCTTCGCCTGCGCCTTTGGAGGAGTTGCAGGCTTTGTGCGCTGCTACGAGGTTGCCTGGGTCCTCGCGTAGTTCGGGGTGATCCCGCCATGAGAGCCGGTGGTCGACGGTGAACGACTCGGGCGTGTTGCGTTCGGCGGTGTAGTCGATGGGCTGCCGGCAGTAGTAGCAGGGGTCTTTGCGTGCCCGGACTTGCGCGGCGAGGTGTCGCCAGCGCGCCCCGGATCGCCCTGCGGACTTGTTCATGGGGCACCCCCGGTGGGCGGCCTACCCGGGGTGGCGCCGAGCGCCCCCTTGAGGGCTGCCCGGTAGTCCGCGTCGACGAGCCGGATGGGCAGGTCGCAGCCGCGGCAGTGGCGCACGGTCTCGTTGTAGGCGGCGGCGTATTGACCACAGTCGGGGCACATGGCCCATGCGCATGCCGCGTGCGTGTCGAGGTCGCGGAGTACCTCGAGGTGCACGGTGCGCCGCTCGGCCCCGACGTGGGCGCGCACTTCGACGACCTGCCGTGCGTTCCGTCGGCGGGCGTTCGCGCGGTCCTTGCCTTCGGCCCACCGCTTCTGCTTCCAGTGTCGCCGACACAGGCCGAGGGCTAGGTGTGGCGCGTCGCATTGGGGGACCGCGCAGCCGGTGTGCAGCCTCGCAGCCCCCATGCCCTCGCCTCGCTGTCTATCGGTTTGGCCCCGCGCCTCGTCTGGCTCGCCTCGCTGTCCCGCCAGGGTGTTGACCGAGGGCCCGGAGACGTGGGCGGGGTGCTTATGGGGTGTCGGTTGTGCTCACGACGAAGGCCCGGTCGCGTGTTGCGATCCGGGCCCTATCGATGGACGTGGTCCACTCAAGCACATAGTGGTGCTCGATTAACGTTTCGTCAAGTGGCTTAGGCTGCGACTTTCGCTGGCCGGCCTCGTCCTCTGAGTGCGAGCTGGCGGGCATCGTCGAAGTGGTACAGCCCGTCGCCAGCTTCGATGAGTTCTCCGCGGCGGACCCAGCCGTCGAAGGTGCTGGGCGTGCGGGGTGTGTCGATGACCTTGAGCGCCCGCAGGATCTCGCTGCGGGTCATGAGTCGGGCGGTGAGCTGGTCGGCGATGAACTCTCGCTGCTCGACGTGCGTGAACGGCCGCCCGCAAGCTCGGCACGTCCCGGCCTCGCGCCCCTCCCGCAGGTACAGCTCGCCGTCGCAGTTGTCGCCCTGGCAGGGTCCGACGTAGGCGGGCGGTGCGGGTCGCTCGAGCGTCTTGCGGACTCGCTCGCGGTAGTCGTTGGCGTCGTCGCAGAACCCGAGCGCCATCGCGTCGTCGTCGGTGGTGAAGTGCCCGTAGCGCTGGGCGACCTCACGCAGGAGCCCGGGCATCGCGGACGTCGTCGGGGTCCAGTCGGTCTCGTCGGCGAGGATGTGGCCGTAGAACCGTGCCACGTTCTCCTCGATCTCGTGCATGAGGTCGGACACGTGCACGTCGATGGGCAGACGCGCGTCGTCGGAGGTGGAGACGGACACGCCGGTAAGGGCGCTGCCGCCGCCTGGCCGGAGTCGCGCGGCGAGATCGGCCCAGTGGGCGGCGATCCACAGCAAGTCATCGCGGGCGGCCAGGGCGACGAGGCGGTCGACGCCGGGCTCCTCGGCGGCGGTCACGCGGCGGGGCCCGTGGGGGGCAGGTCGAGCCAGCGGCGGACCGGGGCCTCGAACACTTCGACGGCCGCGTCTGCGTCGACCCTGTTCCTGCACGGCCAGGCGGGCAGGTCGCGGTGTCGCGGGCAGTAGGCGTTGCCGCGATCGTCTTCGATCGGGTCGTGGTACTCGGATGCGGCGACGGCGAAGCGCCAGAACGGGAAGTTCAGTAGGGCGATGGCGGCCGTTTTGATGGTCACGTTTCCTCCGTGGCGGGTCGGTGGAAGTGCTGCCCTGATTGTACAGGCCGGCTAATGGTGAGACCAGGAACAACACGTGCCCCTTGTGATCGGCCTTCAGTGTTGTTGGGTTCGTCTAGTTGCGGGCTGGTCGAGCACTGTCGGTCGGGTTCCGTTGCCGCTCCGCTGTCGAGGCGTGGCGGCTGGTGACCGTCTTCCGGACCCGACCAGCCCGCGGTCTCAGGGGGCGCGGCAGTCGCCGTCGACCCAGGACATCTCGCGTTCGATGCAGGCCATGTGCTCCAGGTGGTTCCGCTCGTCCCGGATGCGCTGGTCCCGCTCGGTCGGGTAGCAGCCGGCCAGGAGTAGCGCACACGCGGCCAGCACGACCGCCCGCCTCACGGCTCCTCCCCAGCGGCGATGCGGTCAGCGTGGGCGACGATGAGAGCGCCGCCGTCGTTCATTCCGCGCTCGTAGTCGTCGGGCACGTCGATGCCCACCGGCACGGGGGAGTCGAGGATGTCGAACGCGATCAGCGGCCGAGCCGCGTCCCGGAGTGCCTGTGCCGCGACCTCCCGGTCATGCTCGGCCAGCCAGCGGTCGAAGGCGGACACGTCCTCGGCCGTACCCTGCATCCACCAGTCGCGGACCTCGCCGGTCGTGGGGGTCCAGCCGGGTCGCGATGCTCGGGAGAGATAGCCGTCGCAGTAGGGCGGAGCGCACAGGCCACGGCTGCTCGCGGGGCAGGGCATGCGGTCCTCTTCGTCAGTCATTGCTTCACTCCTCCGTGCTGGTTCCGATGGGGTGGCCGAGGCGGCGGAACGACGCGGCGCCGGACTCCAGCAGCCCGGCGGCCTTGATGAAGTCCGACCGGTTTCCCTGGTTTAGGCCGCGTAGGACGTACCGCTGTGCCATGCGGGCTAGGGCGTAGGCCCCGTGGCGGTCGTCGTGGGCCGCGTCGTACCCCTTGGCGACCTGACGCTCTCGCTCCTCGGCGACCTCGGCGTGCTCCGGCTCCGCCTCTCCAGCACGGGCAGCGGCGAGGGCGGCACATGTGACGCGAGCCCCGGCGTCCGCGCCCTCACGGAAGGCCGTTCGCAGCATCGATCCACGGGGGCTGCCGTCGTCGGGATACAGCGCCCACGCCTCCCGCTCCACGGCGTCGTCGTCCACGCGAGCAGCGGCGAGGGTCTGGCGGTGGCCGTAGTAGACGTGCCGCCAGGTGGGCGAGCGGCGCATCGCGAACCCGCCGCCGTGCTCGTCGGCGTGGTGGGCGGCGGCGAGGTCGTCGGACACGTCGCCTCCCGCCTCGGTCGGACCCGACGCCTCGGCAGGGGCAGCGGCGAGGGCGCGGCCGACGATCATCCCGACCTCGGTGGCGTGCTGCGCCCCTACGTACTCGGCGTCGGCCCGCTCGACGGAGTCGTATCCCGTGGTCGGCTGCGGGGCGGCGTGCTTCTCGGACGCGCCCATCACTGGTCTCCGCCCATGAACATCGACGCGAGGAAGGCGAGCGCCACGGCCGCCAGGAAGCCGATCAGGACGAACTCGGGGAAGGCCATCAGCACATCGCCTCCTCGATGGCGACACGGATCTGCTGCACCTTCTCGTCGGGGATGCCGCCGAGCGCGATGACTGCCTCTACGGCAATCCCAACTCGCACCGCCTTCGTGTCATCCCAGGGCTGGGCGATCAGCCCAGCCTCCATGAGCCGGTCAACCATGCGCTCAGGCATGTCGGACTCGTCGTCGTACAGCGACTCGGCACCTGTCCGGGACACCGCCTCGTAGGAAGCGGCCTCGGACCGGAGAGCGGCGACCGCGCGCGCGATCTGCGACGGCCACCCCACCTGGTCCGTCGTGGCCGGCTGCGGGGCGTCCGGGCGGAACAGGACCGTCATGCTGCCCTCGACCTCGGCGACGATGCCGCTGTCGGCGGCATGGTCACGGCTCGGGTAGTGGTACCAGGTCGGGCCGAGGGCGCCATGGCCGCGGGAGAGCATCCCCGACCGGCCCCTGACGATCGCCCCGACGGGCAGCGCGTCGAGCTCGGCCGCGGTCCGGATCTCGCCCGTGCGCGCGACACGGGACGTACCGGCGGCGGTCATCGGGTGGCCTCGGTCTGGATGCGGTCGATCTCGGCGGCGATGAGCGCCCCGGCCTTGACGAGCTCGCGGACGCGGTCGTCGGGCGTCGGCTTCCAGAAGCGCGACGGCCACGGCCAGGTGCGGGGCAGGGCGTCGCGGTCGAGCGGGTCACGGCCTCGGAAGCGGTCGGGGAGGGCGTAGGTGGCTCCGGCGAGCGCGAGGGCTCCTTCGTAGTCGTGCTCGGCGTCGTGCTCGGTCGTGTAGCCCTCGACGTCGATCTGGCGCTGTCGTTCGGCGGCGATCATCTCGATGCCGGTCTGCTGGGTGCTCACGGGTGGGTCTCCTTCGTGGTGGTGCGGGCGGCTTGGATGGCGCGTCGGACGGTGCGTGCGCCGCGGAGGGTGGTGTCGAGCTGGTCGGGGGTGACGGCGAGGGTGTCGTCGCGGTTGTCGTCGGCGGCCTTGGTGTCGGCGACGCACCCGGTGCAGAGCCCGTCGGTGACCCGGACGGCGATGCTGTGGGTCGGGCACTTCGCGGGGCGGGTCTCGCGGCCGCCGGCGAACGGCATCGCGACCCAGTGGGGGCCGTCCATGCCGATGACGACGGGCAGGCGGGCGTCGGGGCTGACGGCGCAGCGGATCGCGGCGACGGCAAGGTCGGCGGCGTCTGCCTTCCCGCGGGCGGTGACCAGCGCTGCCCTGACGCCCACGACGTCCCACTTCTTGTCGCCGGAGAGGAGGCTGACGAGCTGCGCGAGGGGTCGGATCTGGTCGTCGGTGATCCTCGTCATCATCCGTTCGCCGCCTCGCGCGTTACGGAAGGTGACGATGATGAAGAGGAGATAGGAGGAAGGGAGTTAGGGAGGATAGGAGTTGCCGAAGGGTGACCCGATCCCTGATCGGAAGGGTTCTCGGAACCCTTTTCGGAAGGGTTCCCCGAGGGGTTCCACGACAGGTCGGCGATGGCCTCCGTCGGGCTCATCGACCGCTTCTTGAGCAGCCCGGCGACGTGGTCCCAGCCGCGGAGGTCGGGCTGTGCACGCTTGAGCCGCTTCAACTCGTGCACGATCACGGCCCGCAGGTTCGCGGACCCGATCAGGGCGTGGGCCTTCACGAGGGCCTTGGCCATGTTCGGGGACTTCATCAGGCCGTCGTGCTTCACGAACGACCGGATGAGGACCTCCTCGGTGTCGGGGTCGACGATGAGGAACTGCCCGGCGACGAGCTCGGTGCCGTAGACGTTGACGTCGAACGCGGAGAGCTCAGCGGTGTGGCCGGCGATGCGGCCGGGCTTCCAGTCGGTGACGCCGACGAACGTGAGGGCGGGCGACGAGAGCAGGTGGAGGTAGAGCCACTGGGCGCCGGACGTGAGGTCGCGGAACTCGTCGTCGGACCAGATGTCGAGGCGCACGCGGGCGTGGTCCCGGGCCATCACGCCACCTCGCCTGGTCGCTCGGGCGAAGTGCCAGCTCCCGTACCTGTACCACCGGGGCCATGAGCGAACTGCTGACCGTCCTGGTCGTCCTCCGCGTGCTGCTGGCCGTGGTCCAGGTTGCGCGTGCCCTTCTGCGGCTCGTTCGAGAGCTCGAGGAGGACGTCGGCGTGGCGGGGCTGGTCGAGCGGGCACCAGCACCCCAGGTCCCGGCCGGCGAGCTCGGGCAGCCGCTTGCGCAGCTCGCCGGGCTCCCACCAGTCCGGGACGCGGGAGAGCGTCAGACCGTCGCCGACCTCGATCGTGAAGGTGCCCGTCGTCGTGAGCCAGGACCGGAACGCGTCGACCGCCCGCTGGGGGTCCGCGGCGCACCGGAACGGGTTCCCCCAGGGCCCGGGCCTGGCGACGATGACGGCGTCGGGGTGCTCGTGCCGCCAGGGCCGCTGCCGGGTCATCTGGATGCGCTTCGGCATCACCGCCCCTCCTTCCTGTTGTCAGTGCCGGACAGGGGGTGCCCGTACAGCTGCTGGTGTCGGCGTCGGCCGGCGGTGTCGCGGGTGTCGGGTTGGCCGCAGTGCCCGCAGATCACGACGACGCCCTCGGACAGGGCCCGGGCGACCTGCTGGACCTCCTCGTCGCGGGTCATGCGGTCACCTGCCGGAAGTCGAGGGCGCCCTGGTCGCCGGCGGCGAGGCGGGTGGCGGTGCGCTCGCACTGGGACTCGCGCTTCTCGATGAGGACTGCGCGACGGCCGGTCGATCGTGCGGCGGCCCCTGTGGACCCGGACCCGGCGAAGATGTCGAGGACGACCCCGCCGGGCGGGACGGCGTACTCGATGAGCGGGACGAGGAGCTCGACGGGCTTCTCGGTCTCGTTGATCGCGCGGCCGTGCATCGACCGCTCGTAGATGACGGAGCGCGCGAGGCGCGGGCCGCCGTCCTCGGAGATGTAGTGCGACGGGCCTCGCGCGCCCTGGTGGTGGACGGGCTTCGCCTTGCGTCGGACGGTGCGCGCGGTCGCGTCGTCCGTCGTCGGGGTGGCGTGGTGGATCTCGTCCCAGGGGCCGCGGTACCAGTGCAGCGCGTGCTCGTGCACCCGCTTGAACCGGTCGGCGTTCAGGCCGGAGCCGTTGTGCTTCTCCCAGACGACGTCCTGCGACAGGCGCCACCCGTCGAACTCGTCGCGTCGATCGAGGAACATCCGCATCGACCCGAAGCACCACATCGAGCGGGCGTGCTCGGCGGCGATCGACGGCCAGCGGGTCGGCCAGATGTCCCAGTCGAGCGTGGTCTCGCCGTAGGGCGGGTCGGTGACGATGGCGTCGGCCGTGACGTCGATCGCGGGGAGCACGTCGCGGAAGTCGCCGAGATACAGCTGCACCGACGCGTCCTGGTAGTACGGGGCGGGGTTCATGGGCGCTCTCCGGTGAGGAGGGCGACGAGGTCGCCGAGGGTGCAGGTGACGTACTGCTCGGCCGGGTCGGTGGTGCCCCGCCTCTTGTGGACCACGAGCCCGACGAGGGCGTCGTCGTTCCCGGCCTCGAGGTGGGCCTCGCGGACCCACCCGGACAGGTCGAGGCGGGAGACGTCCTTGAGCTCGAGGACGATGCGGCGGCCGCGGTGGCGGAGGCCGGTGATGTCGCCGCGGTCCTTGGCGCCGGTGCGGACCCGGCGGTCGATGCGGTCGTCGTCGAGGACGTGGGCGAGCCAGTTCGCGATGGACCGCTCGAAGCGGCTGCCGGCTGCCTTGGCCGACGAGCGGGTGCGGGTCATGCGGGCACCCCCCGCCAGGCGGTGATGGGCAGGACGGTCATCCCGAGCTGGTGTGCCACGTGGACCTCGAGTGCGGCGCCGCGGGACGCCTCCCAGCCCGGGAGGACGGCGACGGCGTCGCAGTCGAGGAGCATCCGGAGGTCAGCGCGGAGGTAATCGGCCCAGGTCTGCTCGGGGACCTCGGCGTCACCGGGGTCGACGGGCTCGTGGTCGAGGCGGCGCAGGTCCGCGGCGGCGTTCTTGAACGCGGTGCGGTTGAAGTCGGGGTAGCCGGTCATCGGGCCGGAGATGTAGACGCGCATCAGAACGGCGGGGTGTCGGAGTAGGAGGAACCGCCGCCGGCGGGGGTTGCCCAGGGGTCGTCCTGCGGCGCGGCGCCCGCCGGGCGGGCGGTCCCGCCCTGGCCGCGCTGGGCGCGGGTCACGGTCGCGGTCGCGAACCGCAGGGACGGGCCGACGTGCTCGACCTGGACCTCCCAGACGGTGCGCTTCTCCCCGTCGCGGGTCTCGTAGTCGCGGGACGCGAGGGTGCCGGTGACGATGACCTCGGTGCCCTTCGTGAGGGACTCGGCGGCGTTCTCGGCGGCGTCGCGCCAGACGGAGCAGCGGTAGAAGTCGGTGCCCTCGTCGCGCCACTCGTTGGTCTGGCGGTCGAACTTCCGGCGGTTCACGGCGGTGGTCCAGTTCGCGATGGGGGCGCCGGACGGGGTGAACCTGAGCTCGGGGTCCGCGGTGAGCCGGCCGACGATCGTGATGGGGGTGGTCATGCTGCTGTGCTCCTGTGGTGGTCTCGGATGGTCTCGGCGGGGACTTCGGCGATGAGGACGCGGCGGGCGCCGCCGGACCCGGGGACGCCGCGGCCCTTGGCGATGCGGACGGCGCAGTGGGCGGTGTCACCGGTGATGACGAGCCCGTGGCGTCGGGCGACGGCGGGCAGGTCGGCGCGGGCTTCGGCGATGAGGTCGGCGGTCGGGATGGTGTCGTCGGTGACGGGCCAGATCGCCCGCAGGACGCTCACCGGAGCCGCCCCTTCTTGCGGCGCAGGAGCGCCCGCTTGCGGTCGGTCTCGTCGAGGCCGCCCCAGATGCCGTCGTGCTGCAGGGCGCCCGGGGTGAGCGCGAACGCCGCGCATTGGTCGATGACGTGGCAGCGGCGGCACACGGCCTTCGCGGCTTCGATGCCGGACAGGTCCGAGGGGTTCGGGAAGAACAGCTCGGGGTCCTCGGTGAGGCACGCGGCGTCGTTGCGCCAGTCCTCGCCGGGGTCGTTCTCGCGCTGGTCGGTCGGGCGGGTCACGGTGAACGCGGGCAGAGGCTTCATCGGGTCACCGCCGTGGTGTTCTTGTCCTGCTGGCCTGGTCGGCGGTTTACGGTGTGCGGGTCGGACATGGTCCGGCTCCTTCGTGAGCGGAGGAGACCTGGCAGCGGGGTCGGTCTTGGCGGGTCGGTTCCCGCTGCCAGGTCATGAAGGTGGGGTCAGGTGAAGTCCGTGCTTGTGAACGAGAAGTGGTCGCCGTCGAGCCAGTCGTTCTCGCTCGTTGCGTAGTGGTCGACCATCCACTCGTACTGACGACGCCGGCTCGCGTAGTCGGTTGCTTCGACTTCGGCGATGAAGGACTCGGCGGTGTGCGTCCTGTCGTACTCGTCGGTGATGGTCGGGCGCGGGTGGGACAGGAGCGCCCTCTTCCAGTCCTGCCATGACCGGATCGGACCCCACGGCGAGGCCTCGTGCCCCTGGAACATGACCAGGGACTTCCCTATGTGCAGGGTCTCCACGGAGCAGTGCGCGCACGGGCTAGGGCACGGGGCCTCGGTCGCGTAGTAGTTCGTGCCCATCACTTGCCCCCTTCCGCGTTGGTGATCTCGTCCCGGCGGGCGCGGATGAGTCCGCGCATCTCGGGTCCGGCGACGTCGTGCATGGCACGGAGTCGGTTGAGGTCGCTGCACGCGGCGATCTCGTCGGCGGTCGGCTCGCGGCGCGGGGGTGGCGCGTCGGGCAGCGGCTCGACGGTGTGCGCGGCCCTCTTGCCGCGGGTGGCGGTGAGCGCGACGGTGAGCGGCTTGTCGATGCCGGACAGGTGACTCACCCTGATCCCGCCGGTGAGGTCCTTTCCGAAGCGGATCGACGGGTCCCGGTAGAGGCGGACACGCTTCCCGACCCAGTTGGCCGCGTCATCGCCCCAGGCGGCCATAAGGAGCCGGAGGACGGTGAGCGGGGGTCGCCAGCAGCGGGTTTCGCCTTCGAGGAGCACGTCGTACTTCTGCTCGGCGGTTCCGGCGCGGACTCCGGCGACGGTGAAGTCGCGCGGGCCCTGGACGAGGTCGTCAGCGTTGTACTGGTCAGAGCGGGGCTCAGCGGTGATCTTCATCAGAGGGTCAGCTCCAGGTCGTCCTCGTCGTCGTAGAGGTAGTAGCCGGGCGGGTCGATGGGTTCGGGCTCGCCGGGCTGGTCGTCGTCGCCGGGCCACGTGTCGGTGGCGAGGCATGCGGCGTAGGTGTCGATGGCGCGTCGCATGGCTCGCTCGCCGCCGAGGGCCCAGAGGGGGTTCGCGAAGCTGACGACGCGGACCTCGTGCGGCGGCTCCTTCTCGACGAAGATCAGCACGGTGGGTGCGGGGTCGAGTCCGTTGATGCGAAGGAGGTGCCGGTATGCCTCGGACTGAATGTCGTACCCGAAGTTGACGATGGTTCGGGCGAGGTTGTGCCGGCGGACGTCGTTGGTGGTCTTGACGTCGACGTTGATCGCGGTGTCGGTGAGGTAGTCGATGCGGCCGCGGAGACGGACCCCGGTGTCGGGGTCGCGGCCGAAGAGCGACACCTCCGCGTGTCCGGGGAGCTGCAGCAGCGCCGACGCCTTGGGGTGCGTGAGGACGGCTTCGGCAATCGAGTCGACCTCGGCGAGCACGTCGGCCTTGACGGGCACGAGCCCGTCGGCGCGGGCCTGTGCGATGAACGCCTTGGCCTCGAGCGTCGACGCGGCGCCGTTCTTCGCGAGCAGCGCCTCGGGGATGACGGCGACGTCCATGCCGACGCCGAGGATCTTCGCGTGGACGGCGTGCCCGAAGTCGAACGCGGTCTTCTCGACGCGGTGGTCGATCATCTGGCGGTAGTGCTTGGGGGAGCGGAGGATCCACTTCATGCCGGTTGCGGACAGGCCGGGCATGGCGTGGTAGGCCGCGTCGGGGATGCCGTGGATCAGCCCGGTTGGCTCGGGGGCGGCGGTCACGGCTGCTCGCCCCGGGCGATGCGGGCGAGTCGCTCCGTGAGGTCTGCGGCGCCCTCCATCGAACCCTCGGCCCACACGGAGGCGTCACCGGTGGACCATGCCTCGAGCCACTGCGTGAGCGGCTCGCGGAGCTCGAGCATCTCCCGCGCCACCTGCTCACGGACGGCGGCCTCGACTCGGTCGGCGGCGTACTTGGCCCGTGCGATCTGCTCCTCGTCGTTGGTGTAGTCGGCTCCCAGGGCAAGGACGGCCGCCTCCTGTGCGGGTGTCAGGTCGTTGCTCACGATGTGCGCTCCTTGATGGTCATGCACTGTTGGCAGTGGTCGGGGCAGGGGAGTCGTGCGACGTCGCAGTGGGGGCATTGGCTGCGGTCGGTGCGTCGGGTGCCGCATCGGCATTCGGTTCCGGGGCCGGCGGTGAAGCGGTGCGGTCGCGGTTTCGGCTGCTGCGGGCGGTTCATCGCGACATCACCCGCTCGTAGGTGGGCCCGAGCAGTGCGAGGGCTACGAAGAGGGCCATGCAAGTCGCGGCACGCCTGGTCCAGGACGGCACGCGCCCGTCTTCGTCGCGCCAGGCCCACGCGATGTAGCAGACAGTCCCGTAGTAGGCCCCGATCGCAGGGACCCACAGGAGGACGGCTAGGTCAGCCCAGGCGATCATCGCGGCACCTCGAAACCCTGCTCGGTGAGGTACTTGACGAAAGCCAACTTCCGGCGTTCGCGGTCGGTGACGCGCTGCTGGGCTGCGCGCTCCTCCTCTTCGATGTAGTCGAGGAGGATCTGCGCGTCCCGGATTTCCCGGTCGTACTCGGCCAATGCCTCGGCCACACGCGAAGGATCGATGTTCACGGTCACCACCCCCATCCGTTGTCGGCCCGGTCGTCGCAGTCGGCGAAGTCGTAGGGCTGCGGGTCTGCGTCGTAGCAGTCGTCGCAGGCGAGTCCTTCGGGTGTGACGCGGACGGTGGTGTCGGTGCCGCAGGTGTCGCACTCGCCTTGGACGTGGCGTGCGGGGAGGCCGTTCGGTTCGTTGTCGATGCGGATGGCGTCGAGCTCGGCCAGGAACTCGCGATCCGTCAGGGCGGTCATGCGTCGCCGTCCTCAAGCTCCGCGCCGATCGCGGCAAGCGCGAGCCGGGCCTGGTCGCGCTCCTTGTAGAGGGCCTCCCTGCGCTGTATCGCGCGGCCGATCTCGCCCTCGATAAGCCGGACCTCGTGGTTCAGGTAGCCGTGACGCTGACGCAGCGTCGCCTCGACATTGGTCAAGCCGGAGATGAGTTCCTCTACTGACAGATGTCCCATCACGCGACCGCCTTGTCGAGTGAGATGAGCCGGTCGAGGAGCAGCCCGCGCGCGTCGTAGTACGCGGAGTCCTCGGCCATGTGCTCGGGGGTGTCGATGCGCAGGGGCGGGGGGATCAGGGACGCAAGCTTCTTCGCTGCGTCGATCACGGCGTCACGGGGGTCGGGGTGCTTGTGGTTCAGGCCGTCGATGACCTGCTGCATGACGGTGACGGCGGCTGCGGGGGGCATCTTGCCGACGGGCTGCCAGTCGACGGGGCTGCCTGGTCGGTCAGCCCACTCGATGGACCCGTCCGGGAACACGCGCGGTTCGATGGTCACTGGTCCTCCTTGATGGTTTCGATGAGTGCGTGGTCGCCGTGTCGGGCGGCCCACTTGACTGCGCGGCCGATGCACTTCGGGCGGGTGCACGCGGTCGCATGACGGTTGCCGGCCACCACGTCGAAACGCGGGGCATGCAGGCACGCGCGGGTCACCGGGTCACGCCCAGGGCAGTCGCGATGTCCGAGACGGTTCTGCACATTCCGTCGACTGCGCGGCGGTCGCACTCGTCGCACCACGAACCGGAGACGATGTGCAGGGCGAGCACGGCTTCGAGTGCCGCGACGAGCCGGACCTGCGGGCAGTCCGTGCAGTAGTGCGCGTGCGCGTCGTCGTGCTCAGCCTTGACCGCGGCCAGGTAGTCCATGAGCGCGGTCATCGCGGGCCGCCCTTCGTCCAGCCCTGCTCGACCAAGCGGCGGGCGATGTCCTCGGCTCGCATGCCCATGTCGGAGGAGAGCGCGTCGGTCAGCGCCTCGACCTGCTCCTCGTCGACCGGCGGGTGCGCGTCCAGGTACTCGACAGCCTCGATCAGAAGCACGGCGTGCGCGCGGGCGTGGGCCAGAAGGTCGGCGGTGAAGTTGGGCTTGGTCGATACGTAGCCCGTGGCGCTCGCCACGAACCCCTGAGCGTGTTCCTCGCTGATCCACGGCGCCATCGGCTCGCCGCGCTCGATGACGATGGCGTCGGCGGGGACGACCTTGTGCTTTGCCTCGTCGCGCTGGGCCGCCGCGATCCACTCGAACGACGAAGCGTTGACGACCCGCAGGTAGTCGTCGTTCATCGCGCACCGATCCCGTCGCGTCGGTCGAGATCGGACACCCCACCCAACGGGTCGACCTGCACGTACTGCGGGAACGCCAGCACGAACACGACACAGCCGACGATGAGCGCGACGCCAGCACCCGTCATTCCCCAGAACGCGGCCGACAGATACAGGGCCGCGAGCCAGGCCACACCCAGGCGCTTCACCGGGTCACCTCGACCAGTGCGGCCACCTCGTCCATCGACAGGTGCACCAACCGGCGCCGACCCTTGCTGTCAACAGGCGTCGCCCACTCGAGCGACTTGCCGCTCAGCCGGTCCATCCGGAACGTGAACTCGGTGACGTCGACCTCGAACGAAGCACCTCCACGCAGGTGAACCTCCAAGCCGACGATCTCGTCGTTGCTCATCTCGTACACTCCTCTTGCTTGATCGGTGGCGTCCTGACCTCTTGCCCGGTGGGACGCCATTGGTCTGTTCGGGGTCGGCTACCAGCAGCAGCCGTGACCGCACGACGAGAGGTCGCCGTGACGCATGGCCGGGTAGGGGACGGCGTCGTCCGCGATCCGGGTCCAGCGCTTCCACTGCCGACGGATCGCCCGAAGCTGCTGTCGGGCCGTGTAGCGCTGCCCGGGGTGACGGCGGGAACGGTTGTGGTCCGAGTGCGACATGGCGACGTCCTTTCGCGATTGGTCTGCTCGGGGGTCAGGCGGTGCGGCGCGAGGGCCGTGTGGTGGGCAGCGACGCCACCCACTCGTCGAGGTCGACCGCGCGGATCAGCGGCTTGGTGCCGCGGTAGTGCGCGATCAGGTCGCCGGTCTCGACGGCCTCCTTGATCGAGGTGATCCCGCACCCGGCGGCCTCGGCGGCGCCACGGAGGTCGTAGGAGACCTGCGCGACGACGATCTGCGGCTCGGTCACGACGCGCTCCCCTCAATGACGTTGCCGGGCTGGACGATGTCGAGCAGCGCCGCCGTGATCGCCTTGACCTCGCGCGGCTTGAAGGCGGACGGCCGACGGACCATCTGCTCAGCCAGCGCGATCCACGCGGCCGAGACTGGTCGAGCAGCGAGGTGCCGCTGAGCGCACACGAGGTGCCACCAGCCGCCCAGGTAGTACGTGATGTCCTGGCCGGCGTCGGCCGGCATGTCGCACCCGGGGCAGGCCGTGTGTCGCTTGCCGTAGACGACGCGGTTCGTGGCGGGCTCGAAGCCGACGGCGCGGTCGATCGGCATCCCGGAGGCGGGGGCGACACGCAGGTGCGGGGTCGTCACTTCGGCTCCGGGAAGTTGTGGCGGGTCCAGCCGCCCTTGGGCGCCTGCAGCTTCTGGACCCGGCGCCCGGCGCGGTCGAGGTTCCAGGCGAGGAGGATGTAGCGGAGCTGCTCCGACTTGACCTGCGCGGAGTCGCGGCCCGGCATGTCGAGGAGCCGCTTGCGGAGCACCTTCACGGGGTCGGTGGCGGTCAGGCCCTCGGTGTTGATGAGCCGGCGGACGAAGAAGTCGTGCGCGGCGCCGGCGTCGATGCGGGAGCACAGGTAGTAGGCGGCGGCCACGATCGACGGGTTGGCGGGCACCTGGCGGCGGGACTGGGTGTACACGTCGCTCGCCTCGATGACGTCTGGGTGCGCCTCGACCCAGTCCTTGATGGCGGTGTTCGACGGCTTGTAGCCGCCGGTCGAGGAGAGGCCCGCCTCGCGGGACATCAGCACGCGGGCGATGGACGCGACGGCCGTGGAGTTCTCGACGCCGGCGAACGCGAGGATGTCGCCGGGCTTGCGGGCGGCGCCCTGGTCGACGGTGTAGCGGGTGGAGTCCGGCGCGTCGTAGATGACGACGAACGGCAGCGTGATGCCGGCCTCGACGACGGCGGTGAGTCGGTGCTGGCCGTCGATCAGGACGTTGGTGTCGGACACGATGATCGGGGCGCCGTTGAACTCCCACCGGCCGGCGACCATGTCCTGCACGTAGCGGTCGACGACGGCCTTGCGGATGTGCCGGTTGCGCTGGTTGAGCGTGAGCAGCTCGGCTGCGCGGTGCGGAGTGATGCGCTCCACGACGGGCTCGATCGTTCCGGTGATCTTCGCCCCGTGCGCGATCGGGGCTACCATGAGAGCAGTCACTTCTGGTCCTCCATGAGGGATCGGGCGAGGCGGGCGAACGTCTCGCTGATGTGGTTGAGGTCCGCGGCCAGTCGGTCGCGGGCCTCTTCCGTTTCCGCGGCCGGGCTCAGGTCGAGCTCGGCCAGGAATGCCGTGAGGTCGAGCGCTGCGGCTCGGACTCGGGGGAGCACCACCTCGCTGATCGAGGTGCGGTTCGCGGTGAAGCGGTCGTCGCCGACAGCCCCGCGAAGTTCGATCGCGGCGTTCCAGATCCGCTCTGCCTGGGGGCGGATCGCGTCGATCAGGGCCGCGCGACGCGGCTTCGCCTCGGGACGCGCGTACGTCTTCCCGTCCATGCCGATGACCGCAGGACGAGGCGCCTCCGCTGACGGCGCCGTCGCGACTCGCGAGGGGACAGTCACCTCGTCCTGCGGGTCGGACCCGACAACACTGGCCGGGTCATCCGTGACGGCTCCATCGGCGGTCGACTCCGTCGCCCTGGGCTCCGGCACCACCGTCACGGACATCTGAGGAGCAGGTGTCTCATCTGAGACACCTGCGATGGCACGGGCAACCGTGTCCTTGCTGACCCCCACAATCGGGGCGATGGCGCGCGTGCTCATCCCCTCGCCGGCGAGCCACGCCACGACATCGCGCCGCTGGTCCCGGGCGAGCACCAGCGGCTCGTCACCCATCACGTCCGCGAGGTAGGCCGTCCAGGACTTGTAGCCGAGCGCGACGTGCGCCTGGCCCTCCTGCGCCTGGGCCACGAGCGACTGCAGCTTCTCGACGCCGTCACGAACCGACATGGCGGTGTACCGGATGCGCTCGGTCAGGCGCCGAGCGTCGGACTCCGACAGAACGCCCGCGGAGAGGTCGACGGTCATCAGACCGCCTCGTCCATGTCGATGGAGTCGCCGTAGGGGTTCGCGGAGATGGAGCGACGGTCCTTGATGTCGAGCGCCGCGATGAGTGCGTTGAAGACCTGGGGGCTGACCCGCCGAGAGTGGCCGAGCTCGATCTTGGCGATGTACGGCCGCTTGACCCCGACCGCAATGGCGAGGTCAGCGACGCCCATGCCCGACCGGACTCGGATCTCACGGAGCGCCGGCCCGTGGATCTCGATGGTGGTGGGTGTCGTCGTCATGGGAATAGGTAACCACACCTAGGAACACCTGGCAAGAGGTGAGAAGCCAGGAACGATGTGCGCGCTCACCTGCGAAAACACACGGCTGCAGTACCCGCAGGTCAGCGGTGTATCCGCAGGTGTTCCTGGGTGGTGGTAGATGTTCCTGGGTGTGTCTGGAAGAGTGCTCGTCATGCCCGAGATGGACGACGAACAGCGCATCCGACTGGGCCGATCGGTGCGTCAGGCGCGCATGGAGCGGTTCACCACGAAGATCGCCGCCTACCAGGCGGCCGGCATCAACTCGGCCACGTGGGATCGGATCGAGGCTGGCGAGTCAGTCCGAGATCACTCCCTGATTCCCGTGATCAAGCTCTTGTGGCCGCCAACCGGCGGGGACTGGCAGAAGGTCCCCGGAGTCAAGTACGACACCTTCGACTACTCCGTCTTCGGTGACGGCCTTGGAGAGGACTATCCGCGCCTGATGGAGCGGTGGGTCATGGAACTTCAGGAGCGGATCGAACTGCTTGAGCAACACGTCTACGACAAGAAGAAGGATGGCCCTGATGCCCAGCCCGATCCCGCCCCCAGTACGCGCGCCGGGGGGAGCCCGGCGCCTGACATGTCAGTGGGCGACTACACACTGGCGGCCTCCGATGACGAAGACGCGGCTCGAGAGTTCGAGTCGCACGAGGACCAGCCGTAGGGGGCGACGTGGAGGACCTGCTGCAGCACGCGGCCGACCTTGGGCTGCGCGTGCAGTTCCGGGATATGGGCCGGGCGAGGAACGGCGAGATCCACAGCAGCGGCTTGGTGATGATCAACGATCGCCGGCCGATGGCGCTGCAGCGGGTCACCCTCGCGCACGAGTGCGGGCACCACTTCTACGGCCACGACTGGACCGCTGCCCACGACAAGGAGCGGGATGAGCGTGAGGCCGACACCTACGCCGCCCGGCTGCTGATCACTCCGGAGGCGTTCGCTGACGCGGAGGCGATCGTCGGGTGCCGCGACGCGGCGCTCGCGCGGGAGCTCAACGTGCAGCCGAAGCACATCGCTCTGTGGCGGGCGTCCTACCTGCGGCGCGTCGGGGTCGTGCGGTACCTGCGGGCGGTGGGGGAGTGAGCGAGCAGGACGTCGCAGCTATCGCGCTCGAGGCTCGGTTCTGGAAGCACGCCGGCGCCAAGGAGGACGCGATCCGCACCGAGCTCGGGACGACCCCGACGCGGCACTTCCAGCGGATCGCCCGGCTGCTCGACATGCCCGAGGCGCTGGCGCACGACCCGGTGACGGTCGGGCGCCTCCGGCGGGTCCGCGATCGGGGCCGCCAGAGGCGCTTGGCTACACCCTCGGCTACACCACTGGTGTAGCCGCCGAGGTGTCGACGCTGGTCAGTAGGGGTGGGCCCCGTGGGGATCGAACCCACAACCCGCGGATTAAAAGTCCGCTGCTCTGCCAGTTGAGCTAGAGGCCCAGGAGGCTCCGGGGTCTGCGACTGCTCCCTCGGAACGGCTCCAGCGTCGCCCGGGCGGCATGGCGCGGTCGACGAGGACGACGGTACCGCCTCCGTCGCGCCGCGATCGCGCCCGAGCAGTGCAGGGCGGTGCAGGGCCGTGCAGGGCGGAGGATGGAGCCATGAGACCCCTGGCGGCCACCGCCGTGCTCGCGTCCGCCCTGCTGCTGGCGGGCTGCACCGACGACCGCACGGACCCGCCTGCGTCAGAGCCGTCGACGAGCTCCCCCGCCGCTCCGGCCGGACCCGCGGCCACGCCCGGCCCGCAGCCGAGCCCCGGGTCCGGCCCCGCGCTCGACGCCGCGGTGGCGGCGGCCTACGTCGCGGCGGTCGGGGAGGACCTCGGCCAGGACTCCTCGGACATCGCCGACCAGCTGCTGCACCAGGGCGTGTTCATCTGCGCGACGCTGAGCGTGGCCGAGGCCTCGCCGGAGGAGGCCGCCGCGGTCTACGAGCAGTACCTCGACCAGGGCCCGGCCCTCGCCGGGGCGCTCTGGGACAACGCCGTCCTGCACCTGTGCCCCGAGCTGGTCGACGGGTACGAGCTCGTCCTCGACCGTGCGCAGGCCGCCGGCTGACGCATCCCTCGTCCGCCCCGCGGGCGACCCCTGCCGGCGCCCCTGCGACGACGTCGCGGCGGACGGAGCGTCGGGCGCTCCGACCGGGTCGTCCCGGCCGGGTCGCCGTCCGCGTCCGGCACCATGTCCTCGTGACCCTGTCGGATCCCGGCCCGTACGCCCCGCCGCGTGCGCCGTCCGCGCCGCGTGGCCGGGTCCCGGCCGGCCGCGTCGCCCTCGTCGTCGGTGCCGCCGTCGCGCTCGCGGTGCTCGCCGCCGCGGTGGTGTGGCTGGTCGTCCGGGTCGGCGCGCCGGTGCTCGACGGAGTGTTCGGGACGTGCCGGCACACCCCCGCGGTGGCCGCGGCGGTGGAGCGGGATCTCGAGGAGCGCGGCTACGAGGTGCCGCTGCTGACCTACGACTGCATCCGGGACCCGGCCGCGCAGGTGGTCGGCGACGAGGTGCTCGTGGGAGTCGTCCCGCCGGGCCGATTCGCCTCGGCGGACGCCGTCGCCGTCGCGGTGCGTGACGACCTGGTCGGTGCCGGCTGGGTGCACGCGGCCGACGACGAGGAGCAGCGGCTCGTGGTCTCCCGGGACGGCTACGACCTGACGGTCGACGTGCACTCCTCCGACCCGGCGCTGGCGCTGCTGACCGCCCGGCGGGGCTCGGTGGACGCGGCGACCCCCTGGGACACCCGGGAGGGGTCGGCCGACGAGCGCGGGCTGACCCAGGACGAGGTGCGCCGCTACGCGCTGATCCCGGACCGTACGCCGACGTGGGCACCGGAGCGGTTCGGCACCTGGTCGACGCGGTACGACTTCGAGCGCACCGAGTTCCGGGGCTCCACGGGCGAGGACGGGGACGGGCGGTTCCTGCGCGTGCGGGTCCTGCCGGCGCCCGACGGCGCCGACGTGTGCGCGGCCGCGGTGGGGGCGTGCGCCGTCGTCGGGACCGCGTCGAACGGTCTGGTCGTCCAGCAGATCCTGGAGCCGGCGGACCGCGGCGAGCGGCCGAAGGTGTCCTCCTACGGGGTCGGCAGCTACGTCGCGCAGGCGGACGGCGTGCTGGTGGTCCTCGGAGCGGGGCGGACGCGAGAGCCCGGCGACTACGCTCCCCAGCCGCGACCGGACGAGGTCGTCGACGCCGCGGAGGTGCTGCGCGTGCTCGGATCCGTGGACGCCGGGTCGGTGGCCGCGGCGCGCTGAGCGTCCGGGGCGCCGGACCGGACGGCGCCCGCCACCTGGCCGGTCTCAGCCCAGGTCGACGTCCTCCCGGGCCGCCTCGCGCGGCACCCCGTCGGCGACCTCGAGGTACGGTCCGCGCACGGTCAGCCGCAGCTCCGGCCCGCCGGGGTCGGTGGACCCGATGCCGAGGTCGTCGCGCTCGCCGGAGATGCCGCCGGGCGTGGTGTCCGCCACGTCGGTCCAGCCGGCGTCCTCCAGGGCCGCCACGACCGTCTCCGCGTCCGCGTCGCTGCCGGTGACCACCACGGTCACGTCGTAGCGCCGGCGGTCGACGATGCCGTCCCCGCCGCTGCGGTACTCGCCCCACGCGTCCTGGATCTCGCCGCCGAGGGCGTCGACGATGCCGGGGACGTCCGCGCGCGCGGCGTCGAGCACGTCGGCCCGGCTCGCCGCCAGGTCGTCGGCGGACGCACCGCCCCCGCCGCAGGCGGACAGCGCGAGGGCGGCGGGGAGCAGCAGCGCCAGCCCGGCGCGGCGGCTCACCACTCGGGGCTCCGGTCGGCGACGGCGCGCGGCTCCCGCGACGCCTCGGGGTCCTGCACGCCGTCGTACCAGGGGTCGTACGAGTGCTCCGCGCGCAGCACCTCGTCGTAGTCGCCGACCACGACCTGCCCGATGTTGTACAGCGACTCCGTGTCGGGGTCGAAGTACTTGGTGTGGTCGCCGACGTTCCGCAGGATGTCGGCCCGGGTGGTCGACTCCGCCTGGAACCGGTTGGCGCCGAAGTCGTCCTCCACGATGTCGTTGCCGAGCCCGGCGCCGCCGAGCAGCCACCCGCCGACCCACCCGTCGTCGGCCAGCGCCGCGACGATGTCGCGGCTGTTGTTGCCGGCCCAGACGTGGTCGGCGCCGACGCCCAGCTCGGAGGCGTGCTCGACCCCGCCGCCCGCGCCCGGGCTGCCGACGAGGACGATGTCGTCCGCGGCCAGGCCGTGGTCGGTGGCGCCGTGCGCGGTGGTGGTGGACCCGTAGCTGTGCCCGATGACGGTGAGGTGCGCGGGGCTGCCGTCCCGCGAGGCCCGCAGCCCGTCGATGTACCGGGAGAGCAGCTCGCCGCCCGCCTCGGCGCGGCCCTCGGTGGCCACGGTGGCCGAGTCCCAGTCGCTCGGGGCGTCGTAGCCGATCCACATGATGGAGGCGACCGACGAGTACGGGTCGGACAGCCGCGCGGACTCGTAGATGTTGTACGCGGCCTCGGCGTTGCCGCCGGCCTCGGTGCCGCGGCTGGTCAGGCCCGGGACCATCACCGAGACGTGGTCGGCCGTGTCCGGGTCGCCGAACGCGATGGCGACCTTGCCGTCCCCGCCGAACGCGGTGGCGTCGTACAGGTGCAGCAGCGGGACCAGGGGCTCGCCGGTGACCGGGTCGAGCCGCTGGGCGGCGGCGTCCAGGGCGGCCTGCGCCGCGCGGGCGTTGTCGAGGGCCTGGTGGTCGCCGTAGAGCTGCTCGCCGCGCTCGGCGCGCAGCTCCATGGCCTCGAGGTCCGTCGCGAGCAGGAGCCGGTTGGCCTGGTCGCGGGCGGCGGCCGGGATGCCGTCCGTGCCGCCGACCAGCTCGGGGCGCGCGGCCAGCACCGCGTACTGCTCCTCCTCCGACAGCGCGGACCACCAGGCGGCGACCTGCTCGGGGCTGCCGCCGTGGGCGGGGGAGCCGGGCCGGCCGAGCGCGTCGTCGGCGAGGTCGATCTGCCCGGAGACCGCGGCGCGGGCCTGCGCGAGCGTCGAGTAGGCGGCGAACGCGTCCAGCATCGCCTGCTCGGCGGTGGCCAGGTCGCGGACCAGCGCGTCGATGTCGGTGACCACGCCGTCGCGCCGGGTCGCCAGCGACGCGGCGCGAGCCTGCAACTCGGCGACGGCCGCCTCGTCGACCTCGCCGGCGGAGTGGATGTCCGCCTCCAGGTCCTCGCGGCTCGCGTGGTACGAGGACCTCGCCTCCACCAGGTCGGTGCGGCGCCGGAGCAGGTCGGTGAGCGCGTCGGCGTGGTCGTCGGCCGCGCGCGACACCTGGCGCAGCGCGACCCCCATGGCCTGCGCGTCCGCGCCGGCGGCACGCACGTGCCGGCCGTACGCGGTCGCGGCGTCGCCGGACCAGCCGTCCAGCGCCGCGGCGTCGTGCGCGAACGTGTCGAGGTCGTCCAGGTTGACCGCGCTGGCCAGCAGGTCCTGGGCGAATGCGGCCACGGCAGCCGGGTCGCCCTGGACCGGCGGGACCGGGTCGACCGTCGCCGGGACGGTGATCGTCACCGTGCTCAC